TTAATTCATAGGACCCTTACTTGTGACACGATCCCAAAACCCTTTTTTATGAGCGCTTAACAGTGCTGTTGTGATCACAACAGCCAAAACGCAAAATTGGGGGTTTAATTTGATACCAATTAGCAAAAGAGAAGCGTCATAATGCTGATATACCAGCATTATGACGCTTCTCTTTTTATCTACCGACGTCGACTTATCACCCGCACGGTAGTTATACCATCAAGGGTAGCACGCTATAAATGCCATTTATAAGCCATTTCTGAAAAAGAGAGATTTTTAATTTACAAATCGTGGAAGAGCACAAATTAATTTAATATTGGTCATTTTTTGATGTTTTGCTTTTTCCACTATTATATACCAACTTATTATCTTAAACACAAACAAATCCCACACCGGCCAATTAAGGTTAGTGTGGAATTTTATTGTTTTGTCTAAAATTACAACTTTTGTAGTTAAAAATCAATTTTAACTATGTTTCCGTCGTTTATGGAGTACAATATGCTAATCATTCATTGATTCCACTGGCCAGTCCTAGGCGGGTAATACATAAAAATCCCCCACGCCGAAACGCAGGGGAATTAATCAAGTTATAACTATCATCTAGAAACTACACTAGAGACAATTAATATTATACTTATTACTTGCTATTCTGTAAAGTCTTGTAGTTATCTAATTAGCTATATTGACAGCTAATAATGCTAAATCTAAACTCTCACTAACAAAATATACAGACAAGCAACACAAAAAAATCTTCCACCCATCAAGCAGAAGATTATCCTCATCACTTCCGGCACCACTAACCGACAATCTTGGGGGGATTTGAAAGCTGTGATACTAATAACAGGACAAGGGACATAATAACACTTGTCGGTTTATATCACAATACCGAAAGTAATCTATAGAAAAATATTAATAAGTCCTTGTTATATTAATCAGGTTTAATGTATAATAACTGTGTTCTTTATTATCTTAGGAGAAACAGAACACCCATTTTATTTATTTAAACATTGGGCCAGTCTTGACTGGCTCTTTTTTATATATTTTGTTAACAAAAAATCCCCCACGCCGAAGCATGGGCGACTAGAACAGTTCACGATTATTATACTACTTTTCGCCTGCTTGTGAGGCGGATTCTGACGCCGTTTCAGTTTCAGATGATGCAGCACTATTCACTACGGCAACTGTGGACGTTGGTGTTGGCGCTTCGTCAGCAACTTTGTTAGCTGCTGCTTCGACTTGGCTTTCCTCGTCACTTTTAACCGTTGGTGCTGTCACTGTTTGAACGTCAGTAATAACGCCCAGCATACCAAGGATTGTTAATACTGTGTTAATAACGGCAACAATGGCTGACCAGTCACCAGTAAACTTAATGCCAAACATGGCAAAGATTTGTTGAATCAAAACGATCAGTAACGAAATAATCCCAGCAATCAACTTACCATTTAAACTTCCGTCGGCATTCTTAAAACTAATTTTTTTCATTTCCTTTGGCTTCCTTTTCATATAGATGTTTAAATTCAATGTCATGACCATCTAACCGGCCTTCTACCTTAATGACCCGATTTTCAATCGCGTTCATTGTATCGGCGTTTTGCTGTCGTACTTTTAAACTTTCATTGGTAAAACGGCTAAGCCGCTTGCCTAAATCGTTAAGCGGAATACGAACCGTTTTATTTAAAATCCAATTAGCCAATACACAAATACTAGTGACAATGGCAACAATGGATCCCCATTCATCCCAACCTAATCCTAATAGTGTATGCAATTACCGCACCACCAATCGCTGACCAGGATAGATAGTGGTGTAAATCGTCTTGCCGTTCTGACTAGCTAATGTAGTCATACTTAAGCCGTTGCGTTGAGCAATTGACCACCAGCTGTCGCCAGACTTGACTGTGTAATACGTATGAGCGGCACCACTCTTTACATATTCCAGCGTATTACTTGCCGGGCCAGTTGCTAGATAGCCATAACCATTAAAACGTGGTTGACGTACCCAGCGATACCCGTCCTGAATAATGGCCTGATCAGTCTTGACCGTGGTTCCAGCTGGCAAAATAGTGATCGCATTTGATGACGTTGACGCGCCAGTGCGCAGCTTAACCGCAGTCTTGAGTGTGTAGGTCTTCGCTTCCTTGACCCACTTGACTGAAGTAGACGGCTTAAAAGTGTTGTTGTTGGCCTTAACGGCATCTGGATCGGTTGGCTTGACCGTTGATTTCTGACCAGCTGTGTAGTAATCAGTATAAAGCTGACTGACGTCAAAGCCACCGTAACTAATCCGAAAATGAGCTGACCCGGACCATTGCCAAGCATTGTTATTCGTATACCACTTCTGACCAGACATGACATAGGGGTAACCAGCAACCCAACCAGTTTTGCCCTTAATGGTCATCTTATTGTTAGCCCATGACCCAGACGTATAAATGTCGGCTCGATAACCAAACTTCTGAATCTCTTGCATGAAGGCCGCATTGTTGCGGTCATTGGTCGCTTGGGATAAGATGCCTTGTTCTTCAGCCGATTCTACGTCCGTTGCCAGTACTGCGCCCACCGGTAGTCCGGCCGCTTTGGCTGCCTGACCAGCAAAGTCAGCTTCGACAATTGCTTGAGCCTTAGTCTTATAATGGGCAAAATGATAGCCATTGACGTATAAGCCAGCAGCTTGACCATTAGCGATATTGCTAGCAGCGTAGCCATCTTTGAAGGTTGTGCCTTCACTAATCTTGACGGTAAGGGCCTTGACACCGAACTCATTACGCATGGAAACATACTCTGCCGTTGACATGTAGCCATTGTTATTCGACACATCCACCATATCCATGCGAGCAGCCTGACTGGTAACATTGACTATTAAAAAGGCCATAAAAATGGCGCCCACCATTAAGATGGGTGCCTTTAATTTTTGTTTATTCATTTTTCCTCCTACTGGTTTTGTTCAATAAAAGCCGCAATTCGTGCGCCAAGCCGCCGGTACCCAGCTGCTGTTGGATGTAAGTAATCTACAGACTGTTCTTTGTAGCCCGTCTTGGTGTAGAACGGTGCTTGCCGAAAATCCAGCGTTGGGATACCAAACTCATCATATACTGACTTCTCGGCGTCATCTAAATCGCTCAATGTCCAACCAGCGCTGTTTTTAGTTGTCATCGCGTCACCTTCCGTCCATTGAGCTGGTTCAGGTACTCGGTAAGCTTGCATTGGTAGAATCCCAAGGATTCTTAAGGATGGATTCTGATCAAGCATCGCTTGAATATTCGCTCGCAAGGTCGCTTTGATTGCATCGGTTGACGATGAGATGGTGTAGTCATTAATGCCAATAAAAATAGTTGCCATGGTGTACTTTGTAAAATCAATCGCCGCCACGGACTGGGTTAAATCACGTGGCTGATCACCAACAATTGCGCCCTGATCGTGCCCTTGATTGTCAACTGGCAAGCCTAACTTATAGTTCAACCAATAGGGATATGGTTTGGTCGTGTGTTGATGCGTACCGTTATTATCTTGGCCAATAAAGCCTTGGGTAATAGAGTCACCCAGGCAAACCAAGGATTCATCATATAACAAGCTATGCTTCAAAGCTGAAATGTATTCGCCATTAATCATGACCGGATTGTCAGTGAAGAAATGGGCTTGATGATAATTAGCCCAGTCCCAAATCACGCCTACAATGACACAAGATTCAGGAATTGTTGGATAGGCGGTTTCAGCAAACGCCTTAATCGTGTTGTCGGCCGTATCTAAAACAAAAACATCGGTCATATTGGGATTGAGACCACTCAGGTCAACGGCTGGGTTATACGTAATATTATTACCCCAAAATACAACAATCATGTGGTTGGCGTCGGGATTAGTTGTATTCGTTAACGTCCGTTGTTCTAAGTCAATCTCAATCGAACCAACCGTCATCAAGTGACCAATAGTTCCTAGTTTTGAAAGTGTTGCATACAATTGTAAATTTTCTGTCAATAGACTTACCTCTTTCTTAACCTGCGTTAAAATCTGCTAGTACAATGTGTTCGTCATCAAGATTAATTTCTTGGGCATGCCAATTTTGCAATGAATTAGCTTTACCATAGCCTCCAAAATTGAGCTCATTAACATTGATATCATCAACATTACCTATGCTTTGCCATGGATGTCTGGTAAAAGCCGCCCATGCAATCTTTTCGGCTTTTTCCTTAGAAAAAGTCCTAATAACTGCTGCTCGGTACAAATCATAATCAACATCTTCAGTACTGACTAACCAAGTTTTCATAAGACACCCCGCTTTTAATATCTCCCCAAAATCACTAGCTAATTGACTAGTACGTCTAGATTATTTAGCCAGCATTAAAGTCAGCTAAAACAATCCCTTCTTTATCTAAGTTGATCTCTCGGGCATGCCAATTTTGTTCAAATTTTGAGCCGTAGTAGTTTTCAACTTGTTTGTTGTTTGTTAGCCGTTCCCACACGAGGTGCTCAGCTTCTAAATGAGTAGCTGCAATGACTACTGCTGACTGATAAAGATCATAGTCAATATCATTTGTTTTCACTAACCAGATTCTCATACGTAACCTCGCTTTCTACAACTCAGTTAGCAATCATTACTGATTTCTAAGCGTCAGTCAAAGTTGATTTCTTCCACGTCCCCCATGAAGATGGACTACCAGAGTTGTTACGCACATAGATCGTATTATCGCCGTTGTGTAGCTCTTGGAAGACCACTAAATCCAGCGTTACTACTTGCAGATAGCCCCAAGTGTCAGCGCCATCCAGGCTCTTAGGCCCATTAGCCCACTTAGAAACGCCCCCCTGTAGCCGGTAGATCCCACTGTAAGTGTAATCATTCAAATCAGTTGATGAAGCCGTATTATCAATAATGCCCTTAGCTGAATTAGCCCCGTCAGTATAGTAACTCAGGCCGATGGAGTTGTTAGTGGTATTGGCTAACAAACTAGGCACTGGCACTGGTTCTGTGACTGGATTACGGGGAAACAGCATTCCCTGATACGTCGTATCAGTTAAGGTAATGGTTAATTCTGGCAAGTAATAAGTCCCAACACCGTTGTAGTAAAGATAGACTGGCAATAAGTCTTTGCCATTAACTGTCTGCGGTTGTCCAATACCAATTTGTAGATTTTCATTGGAACTCGCACGTACGGAGACGTAGCCGTTACTTTTATCATTGTTAACAAAAATAGCATCCTTATCTCGAATGACCCGCAGCGAGCAATCGGCAATAAAATACTTGTTAGATTCCGATATCTCGAAACTTTGTGCGTGAAAATCATTATTGGCATCTGGATAAGGAATCCAACCAATAATTACGCCAGTATTGTTGGCAACTGTCATGCCTTTAGTGACCGTTAATGAGTTAAGCGTTTGATTAGCACCAGAATATAACATGTCACCAATCGCATTGCGGGTCCCCGCAACATCATCATTGGTCGTGTTGTCGATACCGCTAATGTTCAACCGGTTAGACTTGGACGATAAGGCGTTTTGTTGATCAGTTTTGCGCAAGTAGATCACTTGTGACCCATCATTACCACGTTTAGTTGAAAATACTGTCCGAATACCATTAATTGTAATTGCCGTATCATCAACCGTATCAATTACATGGACCGGTTGGCTAATATTGTTGTTGGTGTATTCCCAGTAAAACAGGTTTGATAATGAAATAAAGCCGCCGGCGTATTGGCCGTTATCCATCAGCGTTGAAATCCCCGTATGATAACTATCAATATAGACCTCAGACCCAATCATCCCACCAGGAACTTTAAATGCCGTGTCAGCATCAACATCAAAGCCCATAAAAACGTGAACGTTAGCGACTGTCACTAGTCCCGCACTCTTAATGGCCGTCTTACAGTTTGCGATATAGCAGGAAGTCAACTGCCAATCACCACCATCAGCTTGAATACCGATGGCATTCTTGGAAGCATCTTCATCGGCTCTTACATAGCCAATCCGTACACCATCAACAATCGCATCATGCGAGAATGATTCATTAGAACGTTGTAGATGCAAATAACTAGTTAAACAGCCATCCAGGGTCATATCACCGATTTTAAAGCCTTTAGTGTTAAGCCCCGTTTGGATGGCCGTTTGCGCATTTAAATTGCCATGAAAGTAGCCACCCTTAATCCCATAGAGTTCCGAATAATGGTTATTCTTTAAATACGGCAAAGTATCAGGAGTAGCCTGCTTTTCACCGAGTTTAAACATCGCATCCATTTCTGCCGTTGCCACAACATGCGCATTCGCATTAAGTTCGACCGTATAGGGATAATTGGTATCGTAAGGAAACTCTACCGGCTTGCTAATGTTATAAACACCAGCAGGAAAGTACAGACCATACGTCCCTGAATCAATTAATGTTTGCAAATCAGCAGCAACATCCTTAGTACCAGTATTATCAATACCAGCACTTACGACATTAGTGTTCTTAAACCGATTCCAGCCAGTAGTTAACTCATTAATAGCGGCTTGAGCAGTTGCAAAGTCCGCATGAGTGACAACATTCCCATCTTTAATTTTCTGTGCTAAATCCGTTAACTGACTAGTTAATGTAGTGACAGTTTGTTGAATAGTGGCATAGTCTGTATTCCATTTGCTAAATGAATCTGAGACCTGATCTGATAGTGCCTTTAATTGCGCGCTAACCTGATCATCGGTTTGTTTGATCAATGCTTCAGCTGCATCTAGTAATTTCTGCAATTCTGTCCGAAACGGGGCCTTATTAACAAACATATCCGGGTTGCCATTGTAGACATGGAACCAGACATTAAAGGTCGTGACACGTTTACCGTCAGCGTTTTGCAAACCCAAGAAGCCATAGAAGAAGCCTTCCTGGGGGAACATGGTTCCAGGAAGATTCATTTTAACTCGTCCTAGGCCAACAATATCATCGCTAGTCCCAACATAGCTGACTGCCTCACCGGTCTCGGCCGTCACTTGGTTATTCTCATCCAGACTACCAACGAAACCGGTCAAGAATGGCACTAGCCCATCTTGAAACTGTTGTGCTAGTCCCCGCTCTTTAAATTGAACAACCAGTGGAACCTGTTCGTCGCCTACCCGACCATTAAAGCTATCACTCAGATTGAAAGCATCACCCGAACTAATTTGTTGCTTGTACGTATCCAGTGTTATCGTGCTAATCATTTACTCACCTTCCTCAGTTCTTGTAACTTTGCCATCGATGATTTGAATTGGGATATCGTAATCAGACAAGATATTAACAAGCTGCTGCATATTTTCATCTTGAACTTTAATATCCGATTTAATTGTCGTTTGCACTTGTTTAATAGTATTCTGTTGTTGTTTTAGTGCAGCCTGATTACCAAGAACCTCATCGAAAGCGTCTCGAATTATCTCGAAGTTAGATATCAGCATTTGCCGTAGTGGAGCATCATACACGGCAGATAATTCATTAGTGAATAATTTAATACTCATTCAGCCGCCTCCTTTTTTGCCAGATTACTTTACCATCATTATCAATGCTAGGTACCCATACAGTACCATCTGGTGAGGTCAACTGTCCAAATGAACTTAGTCGCTGATCCAAGCCATCACTAGTCACTAACTCTGGTTTATTAGCAACCTTCTCCCAGCTAATTGGAAATTGCATCGAAAGAATATCAATAGCCTGTTGCACCGTCATTTTATCCATTCACAGCACCACCCAACGCATTAAGTCTTGCTAGTGTACTCGTGTCAGTTATTAAGTCATTTCCATCTACAGCATCGAGCCCTGCTTTTAATTGCTCAATCTGTTTACCAGAGTCATTATGTGCAGTCTGCAACCCCGCGGTGATTTGCGTAAAGCTTTTGGTCATATTTCCAAATGTCAAGCTTGTCGTCGCTGGGTTAACTAAATCAATCACGGTTTCACTGATTCGAGTTTCAACATCCACGCCATTACGATCTCGAATATAGCCATAATTGCCTACCTCACTGTTATTAACTATTCCCGGTACTGAATTATTCTTAAAATCATTCAATGTCGCAGTTCGCTGAATCAATGGTACATCTTGTAATTTCGACTTCAAATACGCCAACAGCGAATCACTATTCGTGAACCGTTCATCAGCGATTGGTTCTGCATCAATTACACCCCAAGTTGTTGCGTTAGGACTCGTGTACTCAGCAGTAGCCAATGGTTTTTCCTTGTCGTCTAACTTACCCGTCCCTTTAATATGAGTTGCAATCGTCGTGTAATCTGTTTCATCTGTCAACGAGCTAAGATTCAATCCATCTAACCAAACGAAAGCATCACGCTTACCGACTTGTTTATAAATATCAATGTGCTTGCCCGTACTAGTCCATTCGAAATTGAAGTCTGACATCAAAGTGTTTAGGAATAAATCAAACGCTAAGCCAGTACCAAAATCTTCAGAGAAATCATAATGATTGAAATCATCATGAATCGCATACGTAAAACCAGTACCTTCAGTAATTAGCTGCATGCAGCTATCGAGCGACTGGGATCCCTTTATACTCTTCTCAACGTAATGGTCGTTTAAATCGTGCACAGGACCTAGAAACGTTGCTTTGACATTACGACTACCACCGATGTTAGATCCATTCATGGTCTGAATACGATAAGCTTCGCCACTATCGGAATCCAGCAAGAGAGTGCGTGGTTGCAACATGCTCACAGCAGACGCATTCGTACCCGTGTTAATGAACGTCAATTCCAGTTGCGCCACCTGATTCACAGTTTCAGTCAATTGTGCTGAAATTGGGATAACTGGTAGTTCGTTACCTGTTACATCACGTAAATAAAACACCGTCACACCTCCTAAACGTAATAGCGTGTATCAAACTCCAAATCATAATTCGTTGCACCCACCACCAGTAATTCATTAATCCCTTTGACGTAATCCAAATAGGCATGATTACCCTTGCTGTAGACGTTCACGCCATCCACAACTGGAACCATGCCATATAAAATTAGAGTCTGAGATTTCTTCAACGCTTGATTTAGCTGAAACACTTGTCCCGTAGTTTTATTAGTAATTGATAACTGACTAGCCACATCTCCATGAAAGGTTAATGTGGCCGTCTTGCCATCAGCTAACAGCGGAATTGAGCCACCAACAAACACCTTCACGTCGCTTTGATTGATGAAACGATACGGTGGTAAACATGCAAACGGAATATCAAATCCTAATGGTATGTTATTCTTCATGTTGGCAGTGGTGTTAATCGTCTCACCAAATCCACCAGTAACAACTAGGTTAACTGTGATATCCTCCGTCATAATAGGTGACGCTTCATAAGGGTCTACATTAAAACCATCATCCGCATGGACTGGCCAACGAATCGATGGAATGACGCTACTAACAACATAAAAATCCTCGTAGCCGCGAAATAAATCAAACAGCTTCAACCGCATTAGTTCTTGGTCAACTGAGTCAATTGTTTTAACGTCAAAAACTAGCGGTATCTTGCGTTCACTCGTGTGTGTTTCAGATGAAGCTACATTGTACTTACCAACTGGTGTGTAAGTTCGAGTAAACGTCGGTGCGGGCGGTGAAAACTTTTCTACCTGAATACCCAAATCAGATAGCCAGTAGCTACTGCCATCCTGTTGAATCACTTGAATATCTAACTCCATCTATTTACCTCCTCTCGCTCGATCAATGACGACATCTTGGCCTAGAGCCAATTTAATTAATGGATATTGGGCATTAAAAAGAACGCCATTATCTAGTTTGGCAGTGATGTTAACTGTCTTGCTAGTAATTGCGTCCACTAATGACTTGACCATGCCTAGTACCTCACCAGTTCCGTTCGCCGCTGCACCACTGACCGCGACAGGCCTACCGTTATTAGGAGCATCTACGGGAATGGTACTCTTTAACCCAGCGGCTTGTTCCGCACTTGTAGCGACAAAAGCCTGCTGGCCAAATGACATCTTGACAGCTTGGTCCGTTAAATACTTGCTATAATTCGATTGATCATCTGGAATATGAATTTCACGTTGGTTATGCTCAGATACCCATGCTAATTGCTTCTCATAGGACTCACCGCCCTTGTCAAAACGACGATGACCACTGGGCGCCCAGCCGCGATTCCACATCAAATCGTTGTACCAGTTGGAATCATTAAATAACGCCAATAATTGGTCATAACCATTAGCACGGTTTCCATGGCCTTTAACCGCGTAATACCGGAATGTTTGTCCAATAAATTGAAGTAACCCTTGGGCAGGGTCAACACCAGTATTAACATCCACGTAGCCATGTTGAAATACTGTTGGATTACCGCCGGACTCGTGATTGATGGTATTGAGAATTTTCTTGATACCATCTTCAGGCATCGATACGTGCATGGCAGCAGCAGCTCGCTTGATGTACGGAATCCACCGTGTTACACCAGCGCCACCCGGATTACCAGCACCCTCAATGGCTAGTTTCTTTAGCCAATTGGTTTGTTTCTTTTCCCAGTCCTTAGTATCTGGGCCAAACTGGTTCTGTGAGCCGCCCGGAAATAGATTCATTTGGAAGCTTGAATCGACTAACTTCTTCCAGTTATCAATAGGGTGCTCCATGAACTTCATAGCATCACCAAATAGGTTCTTAATCCAATCAACGATGTTACCACCAGAACCAGTCGCAAACATCGGCAACCCCATCATTTTAAGGAATGGTGCCGCTTTTTCAGTATCCTCACCTGAAAAGACTTGAGCACCAACAGGCAAGTTAGTCACAGTTGGAACAGCCGGTGACAGTCCTAATGATCCATTACCATAATCGATTAATTCATGCTTGTATCCGTCACCAACTATTGCAGTTTCAGGACTTGTAATTTTACCATTAGTACCGGTTTTATGTGGTATCCCTGTCGTTATACTTAACTTGTTTTCAGTTGCTGTGTAAGAACTCTTGCCACCAACAGCTTTAGACAATGCATTAACGCTAGCTCCACCTTGATCGAGGTTATGGGCCACGCCCTTTCCAACTCCACCGGCAGACTTCAGGGGGTCGGCCGCTTTCTCGACTAGACCTTGATTGAATGATTCCATTGTATCGTTACCAGCCCCAACAGCTTTTTGCCCCAAAGTCATAACATCTTTGATGGTTTGAGCAGTCCCTGTAACTGAATTAATGGGCACCTTTTTCTCACCGTTGATACCATCGTTATAACTATCCATGGTCTTACGGCCGCTTTCACCAATATCAACATTAGTCTTCCCCTTAACCATCGCTGCTAATACTTTCAAGTAGTTTTCAGTTGAAATTTTCTTATCAGCATAAGCCTTGTTGAGGGTATCCATGGTCCAACTACCTTCACCACTAATATTAATCTTGGCGCCGGTCTTCACTGCGGACTTTAGCTTGTTCAATGCAGATTTAGCTCCAGGAATTCCCAAATCAATACCAGTTGCTAAAGTGTCAATATCTTTTTGCCCAATCTTTTTCAAATCGTGATCAAAAATATTAGAAATTGCTTTACCGTAACGTGTCTTTAAATCACTCTTGGTAATAATTCCAAGATCCAAGCCTAATTTGAGTGATTGAATATCGCTCTTACCCAACTTAGATAAATCTTGCTTAAAGATAGCAGCATATTGTTTGCCATACTTACCCTTTAAATCGGAGTCTGCAATTGAGCCATCTTTCAAACCTTTCTTCAATGTTGAAATATCATCTTTACCCAGCTGTGATAAATCTTTAGGAAACAGCCCCATGATTTTTCCATTGAATTGTCCATTTAGGTCAGATAATGTAATTACGCCATCTTTGAGGCCTTGCTTTAGAGTCTTCATTTCCTGATCGCTTACTTTAGACATATCATTGGGGAACAAGCCAACAATTGAATGACCAAACGTAGGTGCTAAACTTTTAAGCGATAATACTCCCGATGATAAACCGGATCGTAATTGTTCAATCTCGCTTTTAGACAAATCACCTATCTGATCTTTTCCATCATTTTCAAATTCATGAAGAATAGACGCAAAATAATATTTTGCTTCTTCAAAGCCAGTTTTAGATCCCGATTTTATATCACTCCAAAACGAGGCAGCTGTCTTCTTACCATACTTTCCAAGATCAATCTTGCTAGTTGTGTCTGAAAGATCCAGACCCCATTGCTTAGCAACTTCCGTAGCACTTCCCAGGCTTCCGTTGTTCAGTGCCTTAATATAATCGCTATGAATCTTAGCGGCCGCTTTGGCGTTATCAGCACCCGACTTAGTAGTGGTTGCTAGTAAGTCATCAGCATCAACTTTGGCTTGAGCAACAGCTTGGTCAGCATCCATCCCCATTGCCTCATAGGCTTTTTCCTGAGACTTCTGGAACTTAGCTATATTCTTTTCAATGGTCCCATGTGCGTTGACTTGATCATCAATGTACTTCTGATTGTCTTTCTTATGATCAGCAATCCACTTAGCTGCCGATTCTTCGCTGTTGCTAACATCGTCCCAATAAAGTTTTTCCTTTTTGCCATTCTCATCGGTAATCGTTTTCGTGTATTCATCATCAAGCGTTTGCTTAGTACGCAAGCTTTCGCGACCGTTATTGTTATACGCATCGCCGGCCGCTTTTTCAGTCTTAATGTATTCCAATGAAGCTTGAGTTTGTTGCTTGTTACGTTTGGCATCGAGCATAGCAAGCGCTTGGTCGTATTGGTCCTTGCTGATTTGGTCATTTTTTCTTAGTGATTTCAGCTCAGATAGACTCTTCTTATAACTATCACTTGCCTTGCCATAAGTCTTGGAATATGCAGAATCTGCTGACTTTACGTCCGCTTTATACATTCCATCTGTAATAGTTCCATGCTGTTGCGCATAAGCTTTATACAAGGCTTGTTGGTCCTTGTAAGCCAAGCCAAACGCAGAAATCTGCGAATCAATGTAAGCTTCGGCCTCGTTCAACTTGGCCTTTTGAGTGGCTGACAGCTTTGAAAAATCACCGTCAACTGACTTTAAAATGCTCTCCATCGTTTTTTTAGCTTTTTCAAGCTTACTAGTTTGCCCATCAGCCCGCTTATCAACGCCCTTTTCAACTTGCGTTACCCAGCTATTGCCAGCACTTCCAAAGCTTCCGGATAAGTCGGATAGTGCATCCATCCCGGCCTTTTTAGTCTTGGAAAACTGTTGTTCAACCAAATCAGCCATCTTACTGTATTTAGTAACCACATCGCTAGATAACTGTTTAGACTGCTTGCCTACCGCGGTATCCAATAGCGCCATATCATTCTTGGCTTTTTGATGTAGTTCATTAAACGAGCCAATCGCTTTTTGCGAGTTTTGGCTGATATTAGTACCATATTCGTCCATCGAAGCACGTTGGCGCTTCAACTGGTCACTATGCTCCTTGCCGGCTTTAATCGCAAAGTAAGTTGCTGTCCCCACAGCTGCTACACCCAATACGACCGGGGCGGCAGCAGCGGCCAAAGCACCCAGTCCAGATACGGTTCCTAAAGCAGAACCACCTAAACCTAACAAGGATGCTGAACCTGCTTCTGCACCACCACTAAGGCCAGCAATGACAGTGCTGGCCGCGCCGCCATCTTTAACTAAAGTGCCAAATAGCGGTGATAGTTTAGCAGCACCAACCAATAATTTCATAGATCCACTAGTTAGTAGCCCTACACCAGAGGTCAATTTTCCAAACATACTAATCAATGGACCACCAGCTGCAACAGCTAAGCCTGTATTAAGAATTAGCTTCTGCGTTGCCGGATCTAAGTCGCTAAAACGGTCTAGCATATTCTTTAACTCACGAATAATGGGAGTGAGAGTTGGTAGGAACTTCTGCCCAAATTCAATCTCTAAAGCGTTTAAACTGGATTTAAATTGGGCCATAGTAAACTGACTCGTGTTACGCATTGTTTTGTTGTATTTATCAACGGTTCCATTGCTGTGTTCAATCTCATTAGATAACGATTTGTACCGATCAAGATTAGCGTCCATCAAGGTCATACCGACCTTCATGTTTTCTTGACCAACAACGTTGTACATAAATGACTGGCGCTGCTTATCATTCATTTTCTGGTAAGCACCCTGCATTTGTCCAAGAATATCAAAGACGTCTTTCATTTTGCCTTTGCTATCGAATACTTGAATATTGTATTTCTTTAAATCCTTAGCTGCTTGACCTGTCCCTGTTCCAACTCGTGTCATCAATGATGACAGCCCCGTACCAACAGAGCTAGCGTCAATACCAGCAGACTTTAAGCGCCCTGCAATTGCCATAAATTCATATGTTTTAACGCCCATGGCGTGCATTGCAGCACCAGCATTACCACTAATTTCTTTCAAATCGTCTAATGACATGGCTGACTTATGGGTGGCTTCAGTCATCTGATTCATCAAGCTATTACCATTCTTGATTACGGTACTGTTTGAACCCAAGTTCTGACCAAATTGTTCAAGCATAGAAGCGGTCAGTTTAATAGACTCCCCAGACTGATCGGAATTAGCGGTCATAGTCTTTAACAACTCTGGCATCATTCCCATGGCTTGTTTGACATTGTAACCATTAGAAACCAATTCAAACATACCATCATTGATTTCTTTGGTACCAACACCAAACTCTTTGGACCATTTTAATGTGTCTGAAGATAGATTCTTCATAATTGAGCTTGTTTGGCTAGCAGAGTATCCTTGTGCAACAACTTCCTTACGGATATCAGCTAATTGATATTGATAATCGGAAGCGGCTTTAGTTGCTACACCCAGTGCTGTGACAATAGGTACCGTAAAACCAATAGTGGCCTTACTTCCAAGAGAGCTAATCTTTTCACCAGCATTTTGTATCTTAGTTCCCATTATCATGGCTTTATCGGCTGCGGCAGCCATTTCAGGTGTTAATGCACCAACACTCTTTTGCAACTTGCCTGCTGACAAAACCATAGCTTGCTGTTCACGTTCAAGGGAAGCATATTTACTTTTAGCTGCTACTACTTGAGCAGAATTATCACCTTCTGCTCGTGACAGACGACCAATTTCACCAGCTGTTGCTGTCATCTCTTGTCGGTTAGCTTGCAACTGCGCTTTATAAGAGTTCAACTTAGAAACTTGAGAAGACATGTGCAGCCCTGCTTGTTCTTGAGCGGCTGATAGCTTACTATAGCTGGCTGCAGTTGTCTCTAACCCTTGATTCAACACTTTTAAATTGGCAGCTGCTTTCGGGCTAACATCCACGTCTTTAAATGTTCGCTTAAGAACTTCGGCTTGTGCAAGCGCCTCTTTAGCGATTAAGTCCACGTTAATCTTGACACTACCAGCAATATCAGCCATCTACACACATCCTTTCTATATTTTCCCTTGCTCCCGTAACTCTTTCATCCGTAACGCCTTGTGTGGCATATCTAAATTAGCTAGCTCGATAGATAGTTCATCTGGCGTCAGCTTGCCGTCGCCATCGGTGTGAGCTTGCTTTAATCCATAAATCAGCTTCATTTGTTTTAAATAAGTTTGCGTATCAGCATCCATATCATCACTAACCTTGGCCAGTCGAAATCTGACAACTTTTTTAAATTGCGTATCTTCACTAAGGCCATCCAACATAGTGGTAAACCGTTCCCAACTGAGACTATCTCGGTCTAAATCGATACCATATTGTTGTTGGAACCCAGCTTTGATTAACGATTCGTCTTCATCAAAATCAAAAGACCGCTTACCAGACTTGAGCACCTTAGCTCTAACCCGATCGCGGTCATTATTGATTTTTGTATTAAATATTTCAGATAGTAACTGGCCCTTATCCTCAAAACGTAGCTTGCTCGTATCGTCTAATACCAGCGCTTTTAAGCTGACTTCTACACGCTCCGGTATAGTGAGACCTTCATCCCGGATCGCTTTAAAATAGAGCAACACCATGCGAAATGAAAGGTCTAAACGATACCGATGTTTCCGAAATACGATGCTGTTAGTGTTTATCTCGGTAAAACTCATTGTTCATTCTTCCGCAATTCTGTAATGGACTGTAAGTACTTATCGCGATAATCGGAAATATCCGTATGTTGTTCTACGTTAACCATGATTTGAGCGACAACTTTAACAAACACCACCATGGAATCATTACAAGTATGGTATAGTTCCTTGCCAGCATCCTTACCAAACATGCCATCAAGTAATTGATAAAAGCGTTCCTTAGCTTCAATCTTATATTTGTTCTGAATATCATCATACATCCGTAAATAGCGTCGTTGTAGGACTTGTTTCTTATGATCTAACGCCGTCATTGGTTCATTAATCATATCTTTTTCCAATTGAGCTTCTTTATCAGTTAACTCAACTGATCGATGATGCAGCTCCTGCTGTAATTTCACCTCAGCCATTTTAATGTCATTATATTGATCTGTAAAAACAGCAAATGATTTATCAGCAAAACTTGCCGTGTAATTCTTATCACCAATTTCAAACGTCATACTGTCACTAGGAACCTCTAATTTAATTACATCACTCATGCTAGTACCTCCTAATATTTTTAGTGCTATGTATGGCGGATTACTCCGCCACTTGCCTACATACTCTTTACGATAGCGCCATCGCTAGTAGGCAATGATTGAACATTTGATGGCGTTGTTATTTTGACGGGTTGCCGTTGTCAGTTGGCATATTGGCTTTAACGCCAAGAATAATCGCATTTTGACAAGGTGTATCCTTCAATGCAGTTTGCATATCAGTAGGATTGCTTGCCTTGATTACTGTGGGGGTAGCATTGTACGTCATCGTTACCTTGAAGCTACCGTTATCGTCCGCAGCGCCACCACCATCATCAATGTCAGAGAATGTTCCCATACCTGATTCAATCGCATTAGGTGTTAATGAACCATCTTCTTCTTGTACCCATTGGACTTTACGGAACATCCGTTCACGTAAGCCACCAGTCTTTTGCTTCATGTCGGCAATATCATCTTGGGCCGGGTTCCCAATTGAACGATCACCAGAAATATCATACGATGACGTTACACCAGTAACTGTCTGCCGTTCTTGGCCACCACCATTGTAGTAGGCAGCAGACTTCTTCTTATCAGTATATTTAGGCGTTACAGTCGTAATCCCATCACCTAAATATAACCAGTTGATCGTCTTATCTGCCGCAGTTTTTCCTACCCAATATTCATCTAAATAGTTTTCTTGAATTGACCCCTGGACGTTTCTGCCGTTCGGGTCAGCTGTTGGTGTTGTTGCATCAGCCATTTTGCATTCCTCCTAAATTAAATAATTACTTGTACACTAAAAGCGCCTTGATAGACACCATACTTTTGAGCATCTTGACCATCGTCATCCTGAACAGTGGCTAGAAACTCCGGTGAGGTTGTCATCTTAGCGCTTATGAATTTGAAACTTCCATTCTCACTTTTGATTGATATCGGCGTTGCATTCTCCATGATGTCCATAATGGAACTGAGAGTGTTAATACAAACAATTCCGTGTGGATGTTTAGCAGTGATTGCAAATGCAAAACTACGGCGGCGGCGACCGTCATAATATCGCGTTGCCGGTCCAGCGGGTTGCAATGTATAACTCAGTGACATTCCAGGAGCATAGTCATTGCCAAGTGTTAACGTATCAAACAGCTTAACGTTAGCACTAATATAATCAGCAACCCGAACATCCAAATCAAGGTCAACTTGACTCACTACGTCGCCCCCAATCCGTGTGCCACGAGTGCTGCCCAATTGTGACCGTTAACCAAATAGGCTTTATCAACCCATCCCTTCTGTGCCAGTGCATGCTTAGTGTGGTTATAATTCAAGGGCCGATCCGTCACTACTTTGTGATAACCTCTCCGTTGGCCCATTGTATCTGGTGCTTTCACCATTACTTTACCACCGTACATATAGGCCGCATACGGCTCTGTCCAAACAATAGTAACGCCAGTACCGGTTTGAATCCTCGATACATGTTTGGCTAAATGACTACTTAAGAATGGTATATACTGGTCAGAATCACGCACAATCACATCTGCTAGTCGGTTTGTCAGCACATTAAGATTATTCAAACGTGTAACTAATGGTGACAAGTCTACTTTGTTAGTCATTGCAGCACCCCTTCCCAATGATGAACATGCGTACCGAAATCATAAATAGGATCAAGACTCTTCACGATTAGCGATTGGTGAGTACTTTGTACTTCAACTTTGTCGTTAATCTTGGGCAACCTATCTAGTGGCGTCGAGTTAGTTGAATCCACAATTAGTGTATAGGCCCCGGTGACAACCTGTGCACTAGCATTACCACCAACGGATTGAACCGACACTGAGGTTGCAGGTTCGACTCGTACATGTCTAATCGTGTAGTCATCAGATCCATTACTATCTGAGCTTGTAATCCATGAATCCTGTTTGGCTTTATTAGCGTCGTAGGGTGTCACTTTGATGGCATCATCTAACAACTCGATGGGAATTGGATCAATAATATCATCCATTTAATGCACCCCACGATACAATAGGCCAGTTGGTCGTAAGTAGTTGATTGCCGCATTGGAGCGTTGTGCCGTACCACGTGGCAGCGTTGTGGGCGCTGACTTATCATAACTAAATTTGCCTATCGTTACATGACTAATCCCTTTAGCCGATTGTTTAGCGTTAGCTAGCTCTTCAACCCCACCAGAATCAATAAACCATTCAATCTGAGCGCAGACAGCCTTCTTCACGTTAATTCGGTCAGCCTCAAGTGGCAAATCATCAAGATTATGCGAATCAAAATAATAATTTGCGTATTGATTGACCATCTCTTCGGCTCGCATTTCCAAAGGTTCAAAATTTATAATTACTGGTAATTGCTCGCCAAAATAAGTGTTAGCGTAAAAATCTTGATCTACTATCGGCATCTAATCACCTCTAACCAGCAGTTACATTGGCACCATCAGTGGTTGCTGCAGCTTTAACATTTTGTGGATCAGCGGGCTTGGCAGCAAGAACCGTAAATCCCGGAACATCTAACTTGTCACTCGTTTGACTACCGTCCACATAGGCAACCTGATAGTCACCAGTAGCGACAACTGTGCCAGCTGCTAAGCCAGTAATTGCCACACTGGTTGCATCACCAGTCGCAATTGCCGTTTCGTTGCCCTTTTGATAAGCATTCAACACTTTAGCCATTCTACATTCCTCCTAATTTTAATTGCCTACTTTGCTGTGATCTTCGCACCGTCATTCGTAGGCATTACTTTAACATTAGACGGTGGCATTATTTTGACGGCGTATCAGATGCCACAGCTTTACCCTTATTGGATTTTTTAACCGTAGCATCCTTAGTGCTGGTTACGTTTTGGTTAATAACAGTACCGCCTTCGACATCAAATGGATTAATGACTAACAACTTAGTGTCATCATAGATTGCAACACCATAATGTTCATCGGCATTAAACTTAGTGATCTTATGATCCATATCGCGACCCTTTTCAGAGAGAACATTCCGCTTCATGTAGGTACGCATTGCACCCGGCTTAACTGCCACCGCGGAGCCTTCTTTGATCTTACGCGACCGCACAATTTGCCATCCGAGTAACTCACCAAATGTGCCATTAATCAAGATGTTGTCACCTAAATCAGTTGCTCGTGTCCAGTTCTCAGCAGCAGCCTTACGTAGTTTATTGACATCTTTAGGGTTCATAAACAAGACGCCAGTGGTCGGTGAATCATCTTCTACCGCGTATTCACTCGTATCATCATTAAATGCAGCTTCAATTGCATCGACCATATCCAATGACGTAACATCAACGCCAGTGCTTAACGTAAGTCGTGATTTCATTGCAGTAGCCAAGATATCATTGTCAATCTTAGATGCGATTGCCATCGTAATTTGTCGCTGACCTTCGCCTACTGGATCTCCGTATCCGGATAGAGCGGCTTCGTCAGTAATCTTGACACCTTTACCTGCTTTCTTAATCGTGAACATGTCGGTATCTGTTGAAAGGCTGGCATAATCAATAGCACCACCTTCATCGACATCCGTCGCATCTCCGATATACTTGTATCGAGGTACGGTTACATCAGTGCCTGGTCGACCTTCAAGTGTAGTGTCAACAGGTGCAATAGCACTAAACCGGATTGCCTTAGGCAATTTAGCGCTAATCATCGCAGTCATAACTTGTGGATCAATCAGGTTATCTAATACAGTTGTTTCATCTGCCATGTGTTATTTCCTCCTAATTATTTGTTAGTTTTGTAACAGCTTGCTTGTAAACATCAGGGTGCTCTAGTTTAAGTTTTGCAGCTTCACCATAGCTAATCTTTGACAAATCTGGCACCGCAACGTTACCTTGACCACCGCTAAGGTTCTGACCAGCAACGGCTGTTCCTTGTGCGGCTTCTGCACCTTTAAACGATGGGTTCCGTGCCAAAACGCCTGTTAATGCCTCATCGATTGTTTTAACGCCATTAACTTTATTCACCAGATCGGCTTTAGCGAGCGCCAGCGCATCACTCAGATGGTCAGCATCAACTCCTTGTTTAAGAGCAGCTACTTGAGCTTCTGCATTTTCAGCACGACTGGTTTCCTTTGCTAATTTACTGGTTGCCTTGTCTAGCTCACCAGATTTCGCTTCTAACTCACTCTGATTAGCCGCCACATCCTTATTATGTTGTTCAACAATCCCTTTCAAGTCATCTTCATTATCGAATCCAAGCGATTTCAATAATTCAGTACGTGCGTCTGCAGCCACCTGCTCTGTATCAACCGAAGAAGGAGTTGCCACTGAATCGGTTGCTGGGGTTGTCGGAGGCGTAGACTCTGTTGACGTTGCATTATCCTCTGCCATCTTTATTGCTCCTCTCTAAATTTAGGTATAAAAAATAAGCCTTTTAACGCCATGCTAAGGGCACTACTGTTTTTCTCGATTGTATTGACGTACTAGCCCATGCTTGTTAACAAACTGACGAGTAACTGACTGACGACGTCTCACTAATTCTTGTGCAGCCGTAATATCACTTTGATCACCAAGCTTTTTAGCTGCTATCAATTTACGCTTAGCTTTTCGTACCTCACGTTCAAGTCGTCGCTGAGTTTGTTCTAATTGATACCTAGTAGCATTGTCATCATCTGACTGCTGTGGCACTGGCATTGAACCGTAGCCTTCGATATATGGAATCGTATAATGTCGGCAATTAATGCCCCCAATGCCAGTAATCGTACCGTATCCCGTTGTTGATTCAAAATCTGGATACTTGTCCGTATCACCATCCAATGAGTAGACATGGTCTTGATACTGCAAGTGGCTTGGCCGACAACCAATATGCGAACTAACTTTAACTAACGAGCCATACTGACGATACCTAAGTAACTCTGTATCATTCGTAGCACTATTAATACTTGAGTTAACCACTGTCCGCACATAGACATCTGGTGACCATTTTCGACCAGCCTTATCAACGAGTGCGGGTACACCTTGTTCTGCCCATTGCTCACTAGCTTTAGCTATTGCTTTGATGGCAGTTGTACCACTGTCGATTGACCGCTTTGCATCACCAATAATTCCCCTAAACATCTGATACGCATTAGCGCTCATATTACGTCTAGCAAGGTTCAAATAATTATCCGTCTCTGTTAACTGGTCATCAACAACTTGCTTAAACTGTTGCGAATCCTTGATCGAGCCCACTTGCTTTCCAGTAACCTTTTTAAGCCACTTTTCAGCTTGTTTAACATTAGCTTGGCTAATTGTACTAATCTTCATGTGCAATTGCTTAGACGCATGCTGTGTAGGCGAGACAGTTATTTTAGCAGCATATTTTCGTACATCGTCCGCATGGTTAAGTAACTCGTTTACCCATTCATTATCCGCATCATCATGTTTAGATGCTTCATTTCCTATTAGGTTGATAATGTAAGACCAGATCAAGTCTTCAACATTAGCATAGTTGTTAGCATCTTCATCCGAATAACCCGATAAATCCCATGGTTTAAGCATTACCCTCACCATCTTTACCGTTACCGCCGACAACATCTTCAATTGCACCTTCAGCATTTGCTGTTTCTGCATTGATTTGGTCAAGAACCTGTTGAGCCTCAACATCAGTAATTCCATTGGCGCGCTTGATTGCTTCTAGTTGTGTCATGACGGGGTGATTGCCATTAGCTTTCATGTAATAATCCAGATTATCATTCCGGTCTTTGGCAATCGAATCATCAAAGTTAACAGAAATATCAATATCTGTTTGACCTGAATATTGTACGCCTGAATCATTTTTAGCCAGCTCCACAATAATCTGGCAAATATGTTCAATTGCTTCTCCAATCAACGTTTCATGACTGTTTTTGGATTGATACGTATCACTATTCTCACTAATTACCGCTGTCGCTGTGATAACACCCTGTTTGCTGTCAAACGTAAACATATCTGCGCTGAAACCAATTTGTGAAGAGTAGAAATGCAACAAATCATTGATGCCAGCCACAATTGCTTCATTTCGCAGTCCTAATGTAATATCAGTCGGTTTCACTGACTCACCATCACCGCCACTCATTGTCGTGTTGTATGCCATGTAGACATCTTCACTCCAATCAACATAATACCGTGTTTTACCGGTTTGTGGGTCAACTTCACGTTTCAATTGATTTGCTGGTGCGGCAATACGCCGTTTTCCTTTGACAAATTCTTGGAATAACAAGTCATAGGCTTCATCTAACTGGCGCAATGTGTCTATAGCGTTAGCGTAGATAGGAATACCCAATGGACTGTCAATGTGCAAGTTATTAGCTAAATTTGGCTTTAAATAGATAAACGTCGGCCGTGAATAAAGCTTTTTGGAATACCTAGTCGGCTGCGGTGACATGTTTTTGAATGCATCCGGCAAGTTACTCCAATCATCAATTTTCACACCCAAGTCATCATTGCTATTGGTCGTGCTCTTGTAGACTTCGTTAGTCACGACATAGTCCGTATCTGTTTCTTCATGCCATTCCAATAACGTATAGTAATGACTGTCACTCATGAACTTGGAGGCAATGACAGCTTCACTGACACCATTAGCATCTGACGTGATTGGATAGAATGCATCAGCGGTAGCAAATCGAATCTTAACTTTACCACGATCAGTGTACAATCGGATAACAATGCCACCAGTTGCGAACATATATTCTAAGTAACGTTCAAAATTGTTATAGAAATGATTGTCCTTCAAGGTTTGCTGTACGAACTGATTCTCAGCCGTTTGATAATCATCCGGCGATGAGGGATCATCAGGATTCTTCGCGTTCTTTGGGCTAACAGTAATAACAGCCTTTTGATTGAATACCAAACTTGCCATCTTCTTGGCGGCAACTTGTCCCATGTTTAATGACATTTTCTGACGATCTAAATAAGAATCGTCGGGTAACTTTTTGTGTATTTTCAACCATTCCGGTGTTGACTGATAAATGCTAAACCACTTAGCAATCAATCCATACTGGTCATCATCCGCCATTACCTTCTTATGGTCAGTTACGCTTTGCAACTCAGTAGCTAATCCCATTTTGACTAACACCCCCTTTATCCAATCATGTATTCTGTTAAACAAGGCTAGTAACCTCCCTTGTATTTCTTCGTAAAGTAATTAGCAGCGTACCGGCACTCGTCCATTGCATGGTTATTAGCATCGACCGGCTTACCGGTTGTTTCATCACGTACATACATACCAAGTTCTTTAACAAAGTGATAATTATCATAGCTCTGATTTGCTAGTCCACTATCCGGCGTATCAACTAAGACAAACTGACCATCTGCAATCAATGATTGTTGCCGCTGAATGCCGACTTCAATTCCTTTAGAGTTGCCAACATGATCATGCCCGTTGTTATCCGCCTTACCAGCTTCAACGCCAACCTTAATTAGCTCTTGTCGTAATGCCAATGAAGCGGGATCCACTAACACCATCGAGTAGTGCAGTTGGTATGTGTTAACACACCACAAAATAAATCTTCTTAATTCTGTGGCATACGTGCTCATTGCCTTTGTTTGTCCGGTCTCCGTACCACTGTGATAATAATTGGCAACACGGTTTAGAACAAACTTAAAACGCCCATCAGGTTGACGGACGCGCGTAACAATATTGCAACTCATCGTTGTGGCATCATCTTGACCAGCATCACCAGTAAAGTACATTTCTACCGGCTGTCCAATTAAGGCATGGTTAGTCATACTGTCTTGGTCAAACTGGTCATAGATAATCCCCTGTGGCATGACTCTTAATCCTAACCAATCACGCTTGTACAGATATGGATTTTTCTTTAGCTGCGTCTCCATCTCAGCCAGACGTTTGGTTGTCATCACTGGGTTATCAGACATACGCCAATGTAACCAGTGCGCATCGCGCTCATCAAAGAATTTGATAATTGGATCTTGTGGTGCCGGTGGGTTAAGATCAGCAAGATGATAACGATACTTAGCTGCGGCCGTTCGTCGAAACGTTTCATCAAGGAATTCATGGTTTAACAAGTTGATTTCAGAATACGCAACTGATCCTAATGACATACCACGGATAGCATTGGCACTGTTTGACTTGGCCCCGCCTTTGAAGTAAATCTTCTTTTTTCCACTCGGTAGGTCTAAAGCTAAATGATCGCCACCACGATCACGTCTCAAATGACTAGCACCATCAAATATATAGGCTAGTCCCATGCCATCACCTTCGATAAACAGGTTATAAGCAAGTTCCTGGTTATAGGCGCTGACTAAATGGTTCTCATCCGTTGTTGCCAAATAAAACAGCGCTAACCGGGCATCATCAGCCGCCGTCTTGCCAGCACGAATTGAACCTTCATTCACATCAAACAGATGGTCGAATGGAGAAAAAATAAACGTTGCCTGTTTCTTACCATATTGAATACTACTTAGTGGTGTTTGCATCGTCTTCCTCCTCCTTCGGTACTAACTGTTGTGCTCCTTTAGCTAAAGCTTTAAGCAATGGATTTACATGACCAACGCCTTCAAGTTCATTAGCCTTATGCTCAACAATGCGAGCATCCGCGTTAGCCTTCCTGATTTGTGCCTCCCGAAGTTCATCATTACCATCTGCCGAGCCAAATCCAGCCATGGTTAGAATCGTTGTATTTGCTTGTAAGCGTACCATCTCAGACTTGGCATTTAAGGATAGCTGGTGTAACTGTTTGACTGCATCCGGCACATAACCATCCAATACGATATGGCGGTATTCTTGCTGAGCTTTGATAAAGGTTTGGTTCTTCTTCCAATTGGCAAGTGTCTGTCGTGAACGGTTTACCGTTTTGGCGATTTCTTCATCAGTCAGTTCATCTTCAAACAGCATGATAACAGCCTTTTTCCGCCGTTCATCAAGGCTTTGAAAAGCACCATTTTGTAAACTTTTGTATACTGTCATTACATACCACCGCACCTCCGTTAATTGGAATTAATTAGTCTAAATTTTGTAGCATCGATTCTCAAACTTTTTGTAGGCGTCTAGGTAGATCTCACCCTTATCACCGTTATAGGTAAGCTCGTAATACATGCCATCACTTAAGGTCGTGCTGAGTAACGCTTTGCTATTCTGTAATGCTTTAACTTGCCAAACAGTAAATACATCATCGACAGTGATTTGTTTTCCATCGGTTACATCTAAATGTTCATTAGTGTAGTCCAGCACTAAGGCTTTGCATTTACTTGTAAATTCAACATCGTTCATTCTAATTACCACCTTTTTATTTTTCTCCAAACGAAAAGCGCCATGCTGTTTAGCACGACGCTTCTTATCCTTGTACCACCTATCTAGCCGAGCATCAGCCTGCACCCATTCTGGCGGCTCGTATCCGTACTTGCTGTGTATCATTTGTGTCATGGCATTACTCCTAAATTTATGTACACAAAAAGCCCGGTTCCGACCCCGGGCTTTAACTAATAGACAATGCCAGCGGCAGAGAGGAGCGCATCACCCCTTATAAATCCGCCGGCTACACAGATAGCTGGATTTGAACCAACATAGACGGTTTTGGAGACCGCCATCTTGCCAATTAGATCATATCTGCTTAATAGACGAGCCATCATATCAACTTAATCAAGGAGGCAACACAAATTGTACACCTATGCCCGTCTAAAGTGGCGATGTGGAATCGAACCACATACAGCATAATAAATACCATATTTACCTTAATCCGCCATATAAAACGGCTAGGGCTATCAGAAAAACGTTTATTTGTCGCCCTAACCAATTATCGATAATACTAATTTACCACCAATTTATTGCTATGAAGTCCGGCTTGAGTTCGGAAAAAGTTCGGTTAAAGTCCGGCTTGAGTTCGGTTTTGATAAATATTCAGGTCTTCTAGGTAATAGCTCTGTGCGAACTGCAGCATTGCCAATGGCTTCCAGCGGTCAAAATACTGCGTCTTGCTGTAGCCAATATCCATGTAGCACATCGTGTCGCTGTAACCTTGTAAATATAGCCGATCTAATATCTCCTGGCACTCATGATCACACCGAGCCATGGCCTGAATAGTCTGTCGGACAATCTGTTCTGCATACAGGCGGCGTGTAATCCGATCCTCGGCCGAATTACCAGACGGGGCCGACTTAGGCATGCCATCCATGCTAGGCGATTTTAGATCAGCGACCGAATGGCCGGACGCTCGAACTGCTTGCGGTAACTTCTTATCCAGGAACCGCCGCACCTGTTTAATCGTTTTCTCCTGGTCAATTGGTGGAAAAATTTCATCTGAAATAACTTGCTGTTCGCCCATCATGCGCCCCTCCGCTTTCGTATGCTATAATTAACTTATTCGGAATTAGTTGTAGCGCGGTCAGCGATGGCAGCGCTTTTTTATGTTATACTTACAACGGTCATTCGAGTGGTCCCGTGACTGGTCGCCTTAACGGGCGGCTTTTTGTTTGCTTCGGCGTGTTCCTTCATTCGCCGGTGCTTCCGTTTAATCGTTGAACGCTTCTTAGTGTGCTTAGGCATCTTCGTCCTCCGTAATTTCATCTATTTCTACTCGCGGATTTCGTTTATCAACTGCAAATTCGTCCTGAAATCCCGTGATATGCTTTCGATTGTCGTTGCCTAAAAGCCCAGCCTTCATAAAGCCGTCAAGCACAAACTTTTTAGCAAACGCGATATTGTCCGCATCTTTTCGGTTGTTCTTTGTGTACCACGTAAATTTAAGCTTGCAAGGCCAATTAAATTCAACTCCAGAATTATGACTAGCCCGCGCATATACACTACATAAGGCCGTGTACCGCTTCTTTAGGTTAGCTGCCGCATACCGATTGGCCCGTTCAGCCTTGATGTACTCATTTAAGCTAGGTAGTTCGCCCTTAATCACGACTTTGCTCATACTTTCGGCACCCGGCTAATGTAGTAGCCACAGACAATGCCATTTGAGTAGCTTGCTTGCCTTATCGATCTAGCTGGGGCGTTGATCTTATCACCTAGCAAATCAACTGTTTGTCCAGTAATAATTTCGTTGGGATTGTCGTACTTTTCAGCACGCCAGTAGCCGTTCCGCAACGGCAAACTGTACTTGTGCACTAGATAGCTAACCTGCTGACTAATATAGCCAGTCTCATCGGTCAACGCCCTTATCGTATGGTTACCATCACGATGAGCACGGCGAATATCTCTAATTTGCTCACGTTCCTCAGCTTGGGTATCTGGTAACATACTAGCTAGGTAGGCCGCATCACTGCGTACCTTAGTCCCAGGCTTAACCAGTCTAACCGGAAACGGCCATTCACCAGATTTGTAGTTATGCTGCGCGAGCTTAAACATTTCCGGTTCGGGCCCGATTGCTAGTGGGTGATCAATATCGGGTAGATCAGCGTTAATTACTAGCACCTGTGTTTCAGTCATGCACTCACCTCCGAAAGCGGAATAATCTTTTTCAACTTCACTAAGCTTTTATCTAACACGATAATTTCCTGCTCACTACGACGTAGAAAGAGTGCTAATACATGATTCTTCTTAACCCGGTAAACAGAGATTTGATTAACCTTGTGTTCTTTTGCAAAATGCTTAGCAACAGTGGTATCTAGCGTATACGCAATCCAATCAGATTCGTTAGGTCGGTGAGCTCGATATAATGTCAGTTTATTGGGCAAATTATCAAAAGCTTTTAACTCACTGGGCTTCATAATGCCAATAGCTTTATTAGGCCGCTGACTTGCAAATAAGGTTTTCCATATTTTTAAATCAGAATACTCGGTATAGCTGACCCACAAGGTCGATAAGAAAAACCAGTAACCATAGTCACTTAACTCTGAACTATGTGCACTAAAATATTTAATTGCTGCTGGTGTTCCCTCATAAGCAAGTATTTGCTCAGCAAACAAAGCATCCTTTTGATTCCATTTAAAAGCTGTTGAGATATCATCTATCATGCGCTCACCCCCGTTTGCAATCCTTGCCTAGCTTGTTCTAGATCAATAAAATACTCGGCTGGCTTACCCCAACATTGGGTCAAATCAAAATTTAAGCCATCCCGCTGATATTCAATAATTAAAACCTCGAGTGCAAATAGCTTGTACTCATGAGCGCACACTTCATCTTGCGCGCTACCGCCAGCCTTTAGATGTCTCTTCATGCGCTGCTTAGTCCAATGCAATGCGGCTGGTTCATAGGCATGGCTAGTGGCTAACTTGACTAATTGATTGCCCCAATTCATTTAGCTTCCTCCTGACTGTTCATGAGCGCCAGAAAATCCTCGTCACTCATATCATCCTGCTGATTATCGATTGAGTTTGGCTTAGAATCCACCTGAGAAGCGCCTTTTTGCATCCACTTTGGCGTAACCTCTTTACGGCGTGGTTTTGAATAGCCACTAGGTTTTCTTTCGCTCTTCATGCGGTCGTCATGATTAGCAGCGGCCTTTTTAGCCTGCTCTAACGTCGTAATATTTCGTTTCTTCCAGCCCGCAACAATTGCACGAACGTATTTCAAACATGCATTGGATCCAATCTGATGTTCTCCAGCAACCAAAATTGCATAGGCAATCACCTCAGGCTTGAACTCTTCCAGCCATTCATCAATCTCAGGTCGGGCAATACCATTTGGAAATCCCCACAGGTTGGTCCAGTCGTTAATGACCTGTTCGCGTGTGACACCCGCGTCATCATCATAAGAGTCAGTATCAGTCAAGTCAGGGTCAGTACTAGTAAGTTCTTTATGTTCTACTGGTTGACATCCACCTTGCCCAACCGGTTGACCTACTTCATCTAAACCAGTTGACCTACTTTTATGATTTGTAGTTGGGTTACTGGTTGGGTAACCAGCTGACCTACTATATAAATTAATAATGCGATATTCAGGTGGTTTCACATTTTTCTTGCCTCTAACGTATTTAATTAGTCCTAGTTGCACTAATGAGTTGCGTGCTTTATCGAGGCCGGGTTCGGATAGTCCTGTCAGACTGAGTAATGCCGAATTTTTCATGCGAAACTGAACGTCCAACTTGCCTTCGTCGTTCGCATAGTCTAGTAACTCGCGATACAGATTATTTTGGCCGTTAGAGACACTCGCTTCATACATCTTAAAATTACGGTACGCTCGTCGTTGTTTGAAGTAATCCAAATTCGTTCCTCCTTTTTAACTTTCCTTATAAAGGAAAGTTATATATAATTAATATGTTGTTTAAATTCCTATTATTTAAGGAGTGGTCGCTTTGGCCAAATTTTTGAACAATGCTGATCTTAAATAGTTAAACTCACAAACACCTTCAACTCACAAGCCAATGTGATACGATACGTGACGGCTAACACTAGCACCAAACAGTTCATCAATTGCCAATTTATGAGGATCAATTTCAGCATCGTCACTGCAAGATTCCTTTTGGGTCGAACCTTAAGCAGAGTCTGCACTTCTGAGAGAACTTGAGCGGTAAATTGGATGGACTTTTGATTTCTGTTTTCTTGAGTTATGCTAATGGCAACCAGCATGGACCGACACACCGAATGTTGTCATAGGCTGTAATAGGCAACCTTGCAAGTTTTAATGTGTCTCTCTATCAAGCGGATCTCCTATTGATTGCTTGATAGAGATTTTTTTATCATTTCATTCATATCAATATCAGGGAAAGCTGTCTTTAAACTTCTTAAAAATTTAACAGATGGCTCGCTAAATGAATCTTCTATCTTTACATAATGCGAATATGAATATCCTAATAAAACAGCCATTTGTTTTTGAGTAAGATTCTTTTTTTCTCGGTATCTTTTTAAATAACTCATCTCGCACCTCCTGTCCTTATTAATGGGCCTTTCACCCATTCGGTGTATTCAGTCACTGCTGCATTCAAGCCAATTCTGTTTAATCAATCCATGAGCAAGTCGTCTGCACTAACGACACTCTCTAACTTTTTGGTACTACGACAATAAGCACAATGTCCGCATTGGATAGGATCTGCTTCGCCTTTAATGACATCTTGAATATGCTGTTGAGATTCCAATACCTGGTTCATAGCATTCGTAAGTCGGTACTCCGGTAAATCAATAGCCTGCTTGTCTGGTGGATCCTGTTTGCTTACTGCCACGATGTACGGTTTACACATCACACCGAATTGCTGCTTAATTAACTCTTGATAGACTGCCATCTGAAGTGGGTAGTTATACGCATATACAAACGGTTCTTTATCACGAGTTTCTGGATTCCAATACGACTTGTATATGTCAGCGGTTGTCTTCAGATCCACGAAGTAACCTTGTTTCAAATTTAGGCAATCAATCTTGCCCTTCCAGGGATAACCACCGATTTCACCAGTTACAATCACTTCTTTATCGCCTTGATAAAGAAGATTAAAATCATGATCGTCAGATAAGGCTTCAATCATGGATTCAGCAATTTTGAAGTCCTTTTTGAGATGGCCCTTGCTTGGGCCCCGGCTTGAAATTGCCTCTGGATGTTCATCAACAAACTTGACATGAGCTTTCTCACTTTCGAAGTAGCTGTGAAGCCAATTTCCAACGACTAGCGCCGTTGAGTTCATAACTGGCTCCCATTTGCCCTGCAACTCGGCTAACGCTTCTGCTTCACATGCTAGAAACCGTTTAAACACCGTCGGCGACATGTAGGCCCGGTCAGTCCAGTTCTCATAATAATTATTCGGCGTCAACTTCTGATCCAACATCATTGAGGTTGTCGAAGAGATTTTGCTGGTCGACTTCGTCTTTGACAGGTTCTTGATCATTGCTTGATGCCTCCTTTACAGCTGTTCTAACGGGTTCTTTAGCTGGTTCGGCAGACTCTACCTTCTCGGCTTTATTCTCTGCTACGTCAGCCACCAATGACCTTTTAGTCGGTGTTACGTCCTTCGGATTATCATTTTCGTACTCGGAACTCGTCGTGTCGTTAACTGCTTGCACGAACAAATCGTTGTCGCTTGAACTGTTAATGTAGAACTTCGCAGCTCGATTGATAACTGTACGTTTCGCCATCTCTTCCGGGAACTCGTTTTGAACCTTCTTCGTCTTAGCGTGGCTCCAACTGGTGTCGATGTCTTTTTTAGTCATAACCGTGTATGCCCGGTTCCCGTTGATGTCTTCGATCCATGCAAAGGCCCCGATAATTGGCTTATCTAGGTTCTCAAAGCTTGGCTCGAACTCTTTAACTACCAACACTCCATTTTCACCACCAATCTTGAACGTGTCGTCTTTATGGACAACCTGTGCCTGAATATCCTTAACGTTTGAAAGACGCTTTACAACGCTAATTGAGCCAAAATAGGAGCGCTGCATGACTAACTGGTTTCCATAAGGAATGAAATAGCATTGGTTTTTAGCTGGGCTCAATCCTTGAATTGCCATGTTCATCAACGCCTTGATAACTGATCCTTGGTCACACTTATCAAGTAATGGTTGGCCCTTAGACGTATCACTCAAAATCAAGTAAGCACTGTTTAATGCATTCCCTACTGAATAATCAGGTGGTAATGACAAGCCTTCATTATTCTTCATATCCTCAATATTGTTATTAACCATCGTAACTAACTCATTACTCATGCTTCTTCCTCCTCTGATACCCAGTGATAGCCCAGACGTGTCATCATCGTGTCCGTGTCGATGTGTACCAGTAGCTCGTCCCATAGACGGGACTGACCAAACACATCAATCAACCATTGCCAATTAGGTTCCTCACCTTGATCTGGATACAACACACTTACGTCAGTCGAACCGAAAGTGACGATACAAATGGCGCTCAACATATCGGCCTGCATATCAGTCGCCCACTGCTTAAAGTCATTGTTATCGATGTAATCTTGAAACAGCTGTGCCTTGTCGAACTCGTCACCATCGTAGCAATAGTTATCTGCGTCAAGTACCCAGTCGCGTGAGTCGTTACTTTGCTGCCAATGCTCATTTAAATCTGCCTGTGCTGGCATCATTTTGCCCACCTCCGTGCTAAACGTTGTCTTAGTGACAGTTTCGGAGTACAATAGAACTCGAAAATAAATTTATTAAGCGTCTTAGCTGCACGGGTACTACCAATACTCGAGCAGCTTTTTTCGTACTCAAATTTAGGCTTTAGCGATGCTTTGCATACTTCCAATTCGTTCGACCTCCTTAAATGTGCCAAAAAGATTATTCAATTCTTCAATCGTGATTTGCTTGTAAAGCACATTTCCAATCCTGAATGTAAATTTCATTGTCTTCATCTCCTTAAATTCCAAACCAACTAGCAACCTCATGACGCTTGAACCACAATGCCGTTAACGCGCAGCCTACTATTGCTCCTTCAATCATTGCTATTTCCTCCTAGCCATTTTCTTGGTTGACTTTATCGATTACTTCCTGCAATTTATCCATTGGAATACCGGCATACTCAGCCTTCTTAGCCAAATCGGTTATCTCGGCGCTAATCTCTTCAGCGTATTCACGTGGATAACGTTCAATAACTAGCTGTTGCGCTGGCGTCCGATCATTTGGATTAATTGCAATAGCGTTCTCAAACTCAGCTTCCATTGCCTCTCGTTCTTGCTGCTCTTTTTTCTGACGCATTAGGGCTGAGAACATGTCACCCTTTAGACGCCTGTCATTCTGAAATGACAGCACACCGAAATTCTCACGAGCGCCAGAATAATTAAGCCAAAAATCGTTAATTACATTTGCTAACGACTTCCTTATTTGTGAATCAGTGCTTCTTGATCCACTCTTCAACCGAGACAATTGTCCGGGAGAAACATGCGTCCTATCTGCAATCTGCTGCTGTGTTAGTGTTTTATTTTTGCCTAATGCCAATGACAATTGCTCTGCAAACTTGTTCTTCATACCTACACCTCTGTATTTTGGAAAGGGCTTTATATGGCCTTTCCATGTAATTCACCTATAATTTAAATTAATCGGGATGATCTAATAGGTAATCCATCATCTCAGCTGCTGGAATCTGCCAGCCGTTATGGGTATTCACATAATCAATGAAGCCACCCTGTTCAACATCCAAATCATGGCGATGCTTGGTTAAATATCGTGAGGCGCGTTCGGTTGATTTAGTTCCGTATTTATACTTGGCCAAATCTTTAAGCTTCCAAGTACGAATACCACGTTGTGCTTGCTTCCATGCTTGGAACCTCTCGTATTCTTCTTCGCTAATGAATTGGAAGCCCTTTGGAGCCTCATGCCGAATCAATATCGTATCTGACATGTTCGCACCTCCTAATATGAAACTGACATAAGTTGGCTAGCTTGCTCGTTATACTCGGCCGTTACCGCTCGGAATTCAGCATCTAGTGCTTTATCGCTTAGTGCCTCAAACATTACTCTTGGTGTTTCTGGCTTAACCTTTGCTAGTGCATTGATTAATGTAGTTCGTGATAGATGTGTCATCTTGTTTCCTCCGTTCTTTGAAAAGTTAATAGTTTTATTTGCTCCTTATGCGATAATTGAGCATAAGGAGGTGAATAATATGGCTGGAAAAATAATGTCTAAAGAAGAAGCACAACTACAACTTGTCATGTTGCAAAGTACCCTGAACTACTTTAAGAAAAACCGCATCACTGAACACTCTGCAAATGGACAACTTCTAAGTGACTTCGAAAAACATTTGGCGAAAGATATTACTAACCATCTGACTACCCTTGGTAAAAAATAATTAATTGTAATATCAATAACTTTTCTTCTAAATTTTTTGCTTTATCAAGCATTTTAGATAACTTCTTTATACGTTTCGCATATTTTCCCCGTTCACTGTCTGTAGCAGTATTCGGGGTTTTGTTATCTCGTTTCATTTTGTCGCCTCCTTTGGTTTTGTGTAACTTTTGTCAACATTAGGAATAAAAAAAATATCCGTCACTTCAACTCCCAGCTTGTCAGCAATCTTTTTTGCTGTTCTTTTACCAACTGGTTTCTTCCCATTGATAATTGAAGACATATAACTAGGGCCAATGTTAACACGGCTTGACAATGATTTCTGAGTATATCCATGCCATGCCAATAAAACATCGATTTTCTTTTTGCCAACTACATATAGCTGAACCATCCGATTACCTCCTTTCTTAACTTACATTTATATAATACCACCCGTAAAACTTTTGTCAACGATTTTTATATAAAAGTTTTACAAATCATTTAAGTATTTTTTACTTTTGTTATACTGAAATCATTAGGAGGACTGATATGAATGGATTCAATAACACCGAAAGAGTTCGGAAACTCATTGAAAGAGATTCGTCTGCGGAAACATTTTTCATTGCGACAAGTCTCACAACAATCTAAAACCGATAGTAAACCTGCAATTTCACCATCTTATTGGTCACTTGTTGAACGTGGAGAAAGGAACATACCTAAAGTAGATACTTTGGATCGCATGGCTAAAGGGCTGAGAATTACGCGAGAAGAAATTCTTAATCTTGCTGGCCTATCTTCTGCAAACAACAGCATAAACAGTGAATCCTCTGATAATAAAAAACATTACTACGATCTAACTGAAAAAGATGAAAAAAGTATCGATAAGGAGCTTGAAGATATGATGAACGGGCTCGACTCCAAACATTCTTTATCATTTTTCCAAAATGGACAAGAGCTATCTGATCAGGACAAAGAACTGCTCAAAGCGTCCATGCGTCAAACATTAGAATTATCCAAACAATTAGCAAAAAGGAAGTTCACTCCCAAAAAGTATCGTAATGGAGAGGAATAATAGGAGCTGGTTATATGGAACGGTGGATTGAAGAAGATATTGACCACTTAACCAACAAGTTTGGGATTCAAAATGCTTTTGACCTGGCACACGACTTAGGAATCAACGTTCAGTTCAATAACCTTGGTAGCAATATTTACGGCTACAATAATAACTCGCATCGAATCCCAATGATTGTCATTAACAATACAATTGATGAGCGGACACAAGATGGTGTTTGCTATCATGAAATTTTTCATATACGGCATCACAAGGGATTTAATACGCAGTTTTTTGCAATAAATACTACAAGTTTTTTATCCGATGACAACGAAACTGAGGCCAATAAGTTTATGTTGGCCATGTTGAAAGAGGAATATGGTTGGAGCAAACAAGAAGATGTTTTAGACTTCTTAGATTTTTTCAAGCTACCACACGAACTGGCTTCGCTATTTTAATTAGCTTTTGTTAGCATGGGAAACTAGCAAAGAGTTCAAATGTTTTATTTTAGATATATGAATGGAATTTAATTGGGGAATAAGGATATTTGGAGGAGTTTCAATTGAAAAAGATGATTTTAAGTATACCCATTTTAGCTTTACTACTTTCAGGGTGTTCTACCAAAACTGAAATTCAATTATATAAAACTAACGTATCAGAAATAGATACTGTTCGTGGTAAAGCAACACCTGAATCAGAAGTCACTTTCACACATGGGCAAAAGAAAATAACTACGACTGCAAATAGCAATGGAAAATTCTACGAAACAAATCTAAAGCCTGGAATTTATACAGTAACCGCTAGCTTAAACGGAAAGGCCAGCAAATCTCTAAAATTACATGTAAAAAAAGACAAAGCAATTAGCCAATATGAAGATAAAGAAGAATCTTCAACATGGGCATCTATTGAAAAAGAAAGTAGTAATGAAACTGACTCTAGCTCACAGTCCAGCACCTCCAAGAGTAGTACAGACGAATCTTTGACATCTAGCTCATCAGACACTGATTCATCTGCAACAAAAGAATCGAGCTCTAGCAGTTCGACCGCAACTACTAAGGTTAGTTCCGAAGATAAGGCGGCTTTGAACAAAGCAGAAGCTTATGCTTCCAGAATGGACATGTCAAAACAAGGTGTATATGAGCAACTCACCTCATCTGCTGGTGAAGGCTTCTCCTCAGAGGCTGCACAGTATGCTGTTAATCATCTAACCGATATCGACTGGAATGCTAATGCTCTTGCAAAAGCGAAGGACTACCAAAGTAAAATGTCCATGTCACACAGTGCAATTCTTGACCAATTAACATCGTCAGCTGGTGAGCAATTTACTCAGTCTCAAGCTCAGTACGCTGTGGATCACTTACCAAAATAATGTTCACAAGGCCCCTCACCGGGCTTTCACGCGAGTGTAGTTCAACGGTAGAATGGTTCCTTTAATTCAAATATAGCCTACCTTCCAATGCAGGTTCGACTCCTGCCGCTCGCATAGAGATTCTTAACTCAATCAAACACAGGAGAATCACCAATGTTCAATTCTTTAACTTATTTTTTAAAAAGCCTGTCCTCTATTAAGTGGAGCACTGAGCTATTATTTATGGCAATTATATCAGCATTAATTGCATATTTTCTCTATAAAAAGCTTCATCACTAATTGATTACAAACGTGGGTGTAGTTCAACGGCAGAACGGCAACTTCTTATGGGATACCCTTCCTTTATTTCTTATTGCCATGCGGGTTCAACTCCTGCCACTCACATTGACCAGTCAGGATGTCATTAAAAGCTATGAGTTGGGACTACTTATAATTCGGGGAGTTATTATTACTGGGGAATAAATTATATTGGAGGAAACATCAATGAAAAAATACAGTGTTTTATTACTAGCTGGAATAACCGCATTGTCGCTCACCGCATGCGGAACTAATAATAGTTCTAAAACTAATTCCGTTAATAGCTCCAAGGCAGAAAAAGTTTCATCAACAAAATCGACTGATCCGTCAAATGATAAATGGACGTTTAAAGATAATGTTTTCTCAGCCGGAATTGAAACTTATAAATTTACGAAATCGGAAATCCGTGATGGCAGCGAAGACGGAACTAAAATTTTAGTTCTCTATTGTGACGTTACTAACAACTCTAAAAAGGAACAGGATCCTTCAAATATCTATACTGTAGTAAATGCTTATCAAAAAACAGATACAGCAAACAAACAACTTTTGCTCGGCACACCCAAATATGACGATAACGGTAATGATCCAATACAAAAATACGAAGATGGCCTAAATGATAAATTGTTGCCAGGGAAAACAACGCAGGCGGCGGTTATGTTCAAGTTAGAGAACAAAAATGATGTAACGGTCAAATTCAATAACGCCAATTTCCAAACTATTGGGACAAAAACATATTCTGTAAATTAAAATATTGGCTTGATTCTAACCGTAATAAACCATGTAAAGACTGGAGAATTTGTTATGAAAAAGATGAGTATTGGTTTTATAGCCATTATAGCTATAATTTTCACACTGGCTGGTTGTGGAAACAAAAAGCCTGATTATACTGCTTCAACAGCAGAATCAGCATTAAATGCTAATAAAGATATTGAGGGAAAAACCGTTCAATTCAAGATCAATAAAGTTGTTCCAAATAGCGCATTTGGTTATAACCTTGAAACTGGCAAGCACTTGAATTTCGTAAGTTCTGAAAATCCCAAGGTGAATAAAGGTGAAACAGTTACGGTAAAAGTTAAGAAGGCTAGCTCATCTGTGGGTTCTTGGGTTATATCATACACAAATCTCAAAAAAGATTAACCGTAAATAATTGGCCCTTAGTTGGGCTTTCACGCGAGCGTAGTTCAACGGTAGAACGGTGCTCCTTTGAATTGCTAACTAGATACTAACAGATGTAGGTTCGACTCCTGCCGCTCGCATTGTAACAAATAACCCATACTACCGCTTACTTTAGCACGTACATCACGTGGGCGTAATTCAATGGTAGAATAACGATTTCAGCCCTTCTCTCTCGTTTGAAATTGTTATGTAGGTTCAATCCCTGCCACCCACTTTTAAAAGAAAGAAGGTAAGATTATGGATAAAGATATGTCGAAATATGAACTCATAGATAACATTACTAATGACTTAACCTCTTTTATTAATCTGTATGCTTTCGTTTATCTTACAAAAGATAGCTACTCAAGGAAAGAATATGACCGCATAATCCAAGGAATGGAAAGAGATATGGTTGATCGTCTTAAGCAAAAATAATTTTAGGTACATTCTAATTAACTGTTGAGCCGACCAAAACCCATTGTTGGCTCTTATGCGAGTGTAGTTTAGTGGTAAAACGACAGCCTTCCAAGCTGTAGTCGCGGGTCCGATTCCCGTCACTCGCTTTAAATTTAAGTATTTCAGTTAAGGAGACTTTAAAAATGGGATTTAAGCTTAAAAAAATGTATATAAAAAAGTTTAGAAATATAGAGGAAGGTACCATAAATTTTGGTAACAAGATTAATATTATTTCGGGCCAAAACGGTGCCGGAAAATCAAACATCCTATCCCTTATAGCCTCTGCAACCGGAATGTCTAAGGGACAATTCTCTGGATTAAATAATGTCAGCATAAACTTACAACCCGAGTTTTATAATTATTTTCATATAAACTCTGATGAACATTTTAAATCCTATGAGGTCTTTTCAACTTATGAAGAAATAAATTCTAAAAAACAAATAACAAAAGAACTTCGATTCAAAGATGATACCAATCAGAAACGTGGTATTCGGGTAATTCCGACAACATCTCCAGTAGATGCCAGTAAAAGAACAGTATTCCCAACAAAAAAGGATGCCATTGATTACGCAAAAACCAATTTTCAAATTACTTACGAAGGTAGAATCCAATTAGCAACACAATATTTAAGTATATCTAGACTCGTCCCACGTGGCGAATCAGATTTAAAAAAAACAACCATCTCGAATCGTTCTCTGCTTAAACAAAAATCGGAAAACAAAAAATATAAATTATGGTTTAACAGGGTGTTGAACAACTCAATTCTTGAACAAGATCCTCAGATGACAAATGTTCGAAAAAATTCCACTAGCACTTCGTCTACCGGATCAATTGACGAACACATTGAGCATACAAGTTCAGACTCTATTAGTGTTGGTCAAGATTCGTTAACTCATATAATTACTTCACTAATAGGTTTTGATTTTATTACATCGCAAAAATCTTACACCGGAGGAATACTGTGTATAGATGAATTTGATATTTCATTGCACCCTGCTGCACAGATAGAATTATTAAATTTACTGGATGAACTATCCGACAAACTAAATATTCAAATTTTCTTAACAACCCATTCACTAACCGCAATCAAAGAATTAGTAAACCTGCAAAAAAGAGGTAATAGTGATGACTACAACATAATCTATCTAAAAGATCGAGAACATCCCATTATTACTGAACATAACGATTATTATGCAGTTAAGGCAGATATGTATCTTGAAAGTTCAGTTATGAAGCCAAAAGTTAAAGTCTATTTCGAAGATGAAACAACTTTAAGATTTTTCAAAATTATGCTGAACGCAGCAATTGATTTAGGCGCCTTGGATTCCAATGATTATCCTAAAAATTCCGTTCAAGAAATTGCCGGACATTTAGGTAAATCAATTTTACGCTGGCTCCCAACGGTTGATGATAATTTCAAACACTCAACACTAGTTTTAGATGGTGATGCGTTATACTCCGACAATCAAACCTTCAACAAAAATAATTATATTAGAGGAGTTTCTGAGCTACCTGAGCCAGGAAACCAAAAAGATTATGCGAATATAGTTCGCTTGCCTTCTCCATTCGCTCCAGAATCATATGTTTATTATCTTATTAACTATTACGTTAATGGCAATAATGACGAAACTCACCTATTCTGGCGTAATGTTGATAAAATAACAACCATCGGTCGCCAATTTATCAAAAAAAATTGGCTGCTAAATGACACCGAAAATATCGACAATAGTATTTTAAAAGATGAACAATTTAAAGAAAAGCTCGATAAAATGTTCTGTTTTATTGAGGACACAGATTTAATGAATTTTTGGTTTAATAGCAACCCAAATAGAAAAACTGAATTAAATAGATTCTCTAAGGAGTTAAAACTGGCGCATAAAAAAAATAGTCAGTACTTAAATTCAAGATTGATTTAATCTCTGGCCAAACAAAGTTACACATGCTATTATGTGAATGTAAGGAAGTGAAGTCATGCCAAAAACAAATTCTCCTTTTAGATATCCTGGTGGCAAAACACAACTATACAATTTTGTTTTACAGCTGCTATCGTTAAATTCTACTCATAATATGTATGTTGAACCATTTGCCGGTGGCGCTGGAATCCCTATGAAATTATTAATAAATAATCAGGTAAATTATATTTGGATAAACGATTATGACAAAGCCATTTATTCTGTTTGGGATGCAATTTTGAATGATCCTATTACTTTAATCTCACTAATAAGATCCGTTCCATTTGATTATCATTCCGGTCATGAAGTTAATCCAGAATTTAGTATTAATTTTTGGAAAAAACAAAGAGATATTTATGTAAGCAACAAGAATCATCAACACTCAGTTGAATTAGCGTTTTCCACTCTATTTTTAAATAGAACTAACACCAGTGGCATTATTACCGCCGGTCCATTGGGTGGAATCAAACAAAACAATAAAACGCAAATATACGCCCGCTTCAATAAGAACACTCTTATTGACAAAATTAATTTAATACATTCCTTTAAATCACGAATTAAATTGACTCGACTAAATGCACTCGATATGATTCCAAAAATTCGCAGTTCTGTGGATCCTGAAAATAGTTTTATTTTCTTTGATCCTCCCTACTTTGAGCAAGGCCAAGGATTATATTATTCTTCATTTGACGAACAAGGTCATAAAGATTTAGCCGCCGGTATTTTATCTCTAGAACAATATCATTGGATTACGACATACGATACAGCGCCTCAAATACAAGATGATTATATAATGGCCGGGCAAAAATATGAGTATTCGTTAAACTATTCAGCCAACAACAAAAATCGTGGTAAAGCTGCAGAATTCATGTTCGCCAGTCCAATAACAACACTACATTCATTTGAAAAAGTCCATTTAACACCATTGGCCTGATAATTCAGGCCTTTATTTAAAGTTCAAAAGAACATACGTTTGGGAATGTCAACCTATTGTTATTTCCAATTAGGAGGAATGAAACATGTCTGTAACCAAACTTAATAATGGTAAATGGCAAGCCCGTGTCTCTTATAAAGATGATGACGGTAACTATAAGTCAGTTACTCATTTAGAAAAGCGCAAAACTGACGCTGTTGAGTGGGAAACTAAAACCAAGAATGCTCTGCTGGAAGGTGCCGACTTATCACGTAGCACCGAGAGTCTAAAGCATTACTTTCTTGATTGGATCAGAATTTACAAAACTGACGGCGTATCGCGTCATACTCACGAGCTGTATATGGGCAACTGGCGTCACGTCTCTGCATATTTTAAGGATAAACCTATGAGCGCAATTAAACGTCCAGATTACCAGAAGTTCCTGAATGAATTTGGCCGCAGTCATGGAATTGCCACATCTCACAAGCTTCATCAACAAGTACACACCGCAATCAAGGACGCTGTAGCCGATGGTATTCTAAAACGTGACTTTGCTTACAAGGCACACGTCACTGGACGCCCTCCTAAGCCCGTAGAGGAAAAGTATTTGACGCTGTCCAATTATAAGAAACTGCGTAAATACCTCATTAAAACGGCTGATTATGACCACATGACTATGCTGATGATGCTGTTTCAACTAGAAACTGGAACCAGGTTCGAGGAGGCTGCTGGTCTAACGTGGGATAATTTGGATTTGAATAATGGAATAGTTCACATTAAACAGCAGTGGGACGCCCGTAGACAGACTTTTCGTCCAACTAAGGGAAATGGACAGGCCGATGGAGATATAACCATAGGACCCGCCTACTGTCGTTTTATGAGGAGCTATCGTAGCACGCAGAAAAATTATTTAGAATTGCACGAAATGGAGAATCCTAAGAACCTCGTATTTTGGTCTAAACTAGGAAAAATCGTGGGCAATGGGAATGCAAACGAAGAGCTAGGACGTATTTGTAACCGTCTAAAGATCAATAAAGTTACAACACACGCCATGAGACATACACACGCTTCGATTCTTATCCTAAATCATGAGTCCCTTCCCTATGTTCAACATCGCCTTCGACATCAAAAACTAGAAACGACCGTTAACACCTACGTCCATCTTATTGAAGAAGAAAACGGCGTGTCAGATAAGAAGGCTACCGAGCTAATGGACGAAGGATTTTAAAAATGATAATTTTATGATTGCTGTATTCCTTGTGCCGCAAGGGATTACAAAATCATTTGTTAATTTTTCTTCCAAAAACTGCTATATTTTGGCTACTTTTTTCGTTTTTGGAAGAATCGTGGAAGAACATATCGTGTTTGAGTGGTTTTCGAGTGTAAAACAAAAGCACCAAAACGCCTTTATATCAGCGTTTTGGTGCTTTGTCGTTTCTCTATATTTGTCAACTTATCACCCGCACGGGGATCGAACCCGTAACTCCGCCTTGAGAGGGCGACGTCTTAACCAATTTGACCAGCGGGCACAAATTCATTTATTATCTTACCGAATGATAAGCGGCTTGTCAAATATAATTAAGATTTTTGCCACCTAAAAATCGTCACAACAACTAAACCAACAAATAAGAGCAAACAGTAGGCCACACTACACCAAAAAACGAAAGTCAATAATTGCGGTAACAAAAAGCTGCGCATAACTGCTAATCCGATGGCCGTGACCGCCCATACGATCAATTGTTGTCGCAGATGATCGAATAAATGATCTAATTCTGACTTCGACAT